GATCCGTCACCATATCATGGACTGTCGATAGTCTTTTATTTTATGGTGTTGCATATTGGCGTGTAACAGAATTATATGCAGATGATTTAAGACCATCACGTTTTGAATGGGTTGCCAATAACAGAGTTACATTTACAACAAATAAGTTTGGCACAGAAGTAGAAGAATATTTTGTTGATGGAGTTAGAGCGCCAATGTCAGGTATTGGCTCACTTATCACATTTCAAGGATTAACACAAGGTGTATTAACTACAGCTGCACGTACAATACAAAGTGCTTTAGATATTGAAAAAGCCGCAGCCGTATCCGCACAGACACCAATGCCAAGTGGTTACATTAAAAACACTGGCGCAGATCTACCAGAGCAGCAAGTATCTGGATTATTGGCACAATGGAAACAAAGTCGCCTAAATAGATCTACAGCATATTTAACATCTACATTATCTTATGAAACTACAGGATTTAGTCCTAAAGATATGATGTATAACGAAGCACAACAATATTTGGCTACACAAATTGCACGTGCCATGAACGTACCTGCATATTACATAAGCGCAGATATGAACAACTCAATGACATATCAAAATATTATTGATGGTCGCAAAGAGTTTGTAGCCTACTCATTACAGCCGTTTATCTGTGCGATTGAGGATAGACTATCTTTAGATGACGTCACACCACGAGGACATTCCGTAAAATTCAAAATCGAGGAATCGTTTTTAAGAGCTGACACAATGAAGCGCCTAGAAGCAATAGAGAAAATGTTGGCTTTAGGTTTAATCGATGTGGAAGATGCTAAAGAAATGGAACAAATGACACCTAACGGGAGAGAAACAGAAGATGAAACTTACATTCAGTAGCCACATAGAAGCTGCCGATACAGAGCGCAGAGTTATTGCTGGCAAAATAGTGCCATTTGAAGAAGTAGGCAATACTTCTGTTGGTAAAGTTGTTTTTGCTAAAGGATCGATAGATATTGGAGATCCAGGCAAGGTTAAGATGTTAATGCAACACAGACCAGAAAAACCAATAGGTCGTATGCAAAAGTTTAACCAAGCAGAAGATGGCATCTACGCTAGCTTTAAGATTAGCTCTAGCATGCAAGGTCAAGACGCTTTAATTCTTGCACAAGAGCAATTAGTGGACGGCCTGTCTGTTGGAGTAGATGTAAACAAGTCCATACAGAAAAAAGATTATTTATATGTAACCAGTGCAACATTAAGAGAGGTTAGCCTGGTAGAAAGCCCAGCGTTTAGCGCTGCACAAGTAACTAAAGTTGCTGCTAGTGAAAACGAAGCAGAGGACACAAACCAATCAACAGAAAGCGAGGCTCCTGTGGAAGATTTATCAACAGCGCCACAAGAAGCAAAGGCAGAGGCTGATACTCCTACAGTAGAAGCTGCTCGCCCAGTAATTACAGCACCATTAATTCAAACAACTGTACGTACGCCAATTACATCAATGGCTTCATACACAGAGCACAAAATTAAGGCTGCATTAGGATCAGATGAGTCAAAACTGTACATTGCAGCAGCAGATGATTCATTCTCAACCAACCCAGCATTTAACCCAACACAATACCTAACAGAGTTTGTAACAAACACACGTTTTGGTACTCCTACAATCGATGCATGTTCACAAGGTGTCTTACCTAATACTGGCATGACAATAAGTGTTCCATCACTCGTAACCAGCGCAGCTGGTGGTACAGGTGTTGCACCTTCAGTAACTGTAGAGGCAGAAGCAGGTGCAGTCGCTAATGTCGGGATGGAGTCCGTCTATCTGACTGGAACAGTCCAGAAGTACAGTGGCATGAACACGCTATCCGTTGAGCTTCTAGAAAGGGCAGGTTATCCTGGCTTCTATGCAGAGTTAACACAACAATTGCAAAATGCTTATTTAACAGCTATTGATACAGCTGCATTAACAGCATTGTTAGCAGCAGGTACAAACGGATCAGCTACAACAGCTGACAGTGATGGAATTATTGCTTACTCATCTGAGGCAGCATCATTAATTTACAAGAACACTGGTTACTTTGCACAGAACTACATTGGCAACCCAGCACAGTATCAAGCGCTACTAGGTGCTACTGATACAACTGGTCGCCCAATTTACAACGCAATTCAACCAATGAACGCAGCTGGACAAGTTGCACCTTCTTCAATCCGTGGAAATGTATTAGGACTTGATCTATATGTAGACAAGAACTTCTCAGCGACCACATTTGATGATGGATCAGCTGTAATCCTTGCACCAGAAGCATTTACTGTATATCGCTCACCTCAGGCATTTATGTCTGTTAACGTAGTATCAAACCTACAAGTACAGGTAGCAATTTACGGATTCATGGCAACAATCGCCAAGATGCCTTACGGAATCATTAAGTACGCAAAGGCCTAATTAAGTAAATCAGTAATCTCTGGGGTTTAGTAGCCCTAGCCCCAGAGAGCTATTAGCAAAGGAGTAGAGATGCCAGCAAGTTTTGTTACAGTTGCCGAATTGCGAGCGAATCTCGGAATTGGTTCTCTCTACTCCGATGCGACAGTAGAAGAAGTTTGTCAAACCGCAGAAGATTTATTAAAACAATACCTATGGTATAACGATGCACCAGTAGTGGCCGCTGGATTACAAAATAATGTAGCCACATTAGTATTAGCAAACCCAGGTTTATTTGTAAAAGGTCAAACAGTGTCTATAGATGGCTGTGGCAATATTTATGGTGGCCCTCATGTAATAACTGGCACAATCCCTGGCATTAATATTCCAGTAAGCATAACCACAGCATTTTGGTCTTTCTTTAGCAATTACTCATTCCCTAACGGATACTCATTTATTCAATTTTCTAAAGTACACGCAGACGATCCATTCCATCGCATTGTGCCAAGCGGCACAGCCTCAGGCCCAGATACTAAAGATGTCGATTATGCGCAAACCCCTGCCATTCGGGAAGCGGCAATGATTCTTGCCGTTGATATCTGGCAAGCTAGACAAGTTAGCCAGACTGGTGGGGTAGGCATGGATGGGATCAGTGCCAGCCCTTATCGGATGGGTTATCAGCTGATTAACCGAGTGCGTGGTCTCATCCAGCCGTATTCAAGTCCAGCATCACTGGTAGGCTAATGGCTGCCGTAACTACACTCCGTGGCACACTTGCAACAGCTTTAACTAACGCAGGTGTTTGGTCAGTATTTAGTTTTCCACCAGCGACTCTTTTAGCCAATTCAGTCGTCGTGACCCCATCTGATCCGTATTTAATACCGAGCAATAACACACAAATAACATTATCGCCCATGGCTAATTTTAGAATTTTGATGGCAGTACCAGCATTTGACAATCAAGGCAACCTAAGAGGTATGGAAGATTTTATAGTAGCAGTAGTAACTAAACTATCAGCATCATCTTTAGTTATGAACATATCAAGTGTCTCCGCTCCAGCTATAACAAGTGCGGCAAGTGGAGATTTATTAACGTCTGAAATAACAGTATCAATCCTAACGAGCTGGAGTTAAAATGAGTACACACGAAGAAGACTTAGCCTTTCTAAAAAAGATAGGCCAAATTAAAGACGCACCAAAACCAACTGCACAAACTAAGAAAGACGAGGAATAAGTATGGCCATATATCTAAATAATAACGTAGGTGTTAAGTTGGCTACCGCTGCTGCGCCTACTACACCATCAATCGATATTAGCGCTTACGTAACAAGCGCAGTAATCAACAAGGTAGTAGATGAGTTAGAAATTACAGCTATGGGCGATACAGCCCACAAGTACGTGGCTGGATTAGAAAATTCAACATTTACTATCGACTTTAACAATGAGTGGGCATCTAATCAGGTAATGCAAACTCTAAATGCTGCATTTGGTCAGACCCTATCAGTATCAGTAATCACTGTTAAAGGTACTACTGTCTCAGCTGCTAACCCAACCTACCAATTCTCAATTTTGGTAAACAACCTAACTCCACTAGGTCAGGGTGGCGTGGCTGAAATTGCAACTTCTTCCATGACATTTACAGTAAACTCCGTGGTAACAGTATCACCTTCGGTACCATTTTAACTAAGGAGTAATAATGGCAAAGCTAAAGATAACAAGGGCTAATGGTGAAGTATCTGAGCACAAGATAACACCAGGTGTCGAATACGCTTTCGAGTTAAAAAGAGGCATGGGAATTAGTAAGGCCTTGCGTGAAGATGAGAAGCAGTCAGATATATTCTGGCTAGCTTGGGAATGTTTACGCAGGGCTGGCGGTCAAGTATCTCTATCGTTTGATGAATTTATTGACAGCTTAGAAACTGTCGAGGTACTAGACGAAGAAAAAAAATAACACGGCGTGATTCTTTAGTTTATAGCATCGCTGCATTAAGCGTTGAAACTGGGATAGCGCCAAGTGAGTTCATTAATATGGATTCAGAAATGATTCACGCAATCGTGCAGGTTTTGAACGATAGAGCCAGGAAGGTCAGAGATGCCAGTAGAGGTCGTAGGCGTTAAAGACGTTATCAATGGCTTGACGTTTATTGATGAAGATATGTACAGGCGAGTTAAATTAGCCGTAGAACCTGTTATGAAAGGCGTAGAAGCCAAGGCTAAAGGATTTGTAGCAAGTAATACCGATGTACTGTCTGGCTGGACAAAGCCAATTCAATCAACTATAGATTATCGGCCATTCCCTAAATATGATGCTGATACTGTCCGTGGTGGTATTGGATACAAAGAAGGCCAAAACCGAAGATTTAGTAATGGCTATACAGTCGAAAGTTATGTCTATAACATAAGCGCAGCTGGTCGTATTTATGAGACCGCAGGTAGATTAAACCCACAAGGTAGAGCGCCATTTACATCTGTTGCAGAGGGTGGCGGCACAATGGCATTTAAGCAATCAGGTAGCAGAAAAAGTAGAAGCACATCTGCATATAGTTCTAATAATCCATTCGCTGGCTATCAATTTGTTACTGATCTGCCTACCCTTACATCTCAGCCTAAAGTTAAAGGCGCTAGGGGTGGTGGTCGCAAGACTAAAGGCCGTTTGATTTACAAAGCTTGGGCGCAAGATAGTGGTGATATTTATGGCGTAATTGTCAAGGCTATTAATGCCACAGCTACACACTTTAATAAGACTACAGATAAGAAGGTCGCATAGTGGCCAATATAGTCGTCTCCGCACTCAGTACCTTTAATAACAAAGGCCTTAAAAAAGGCAAGAAAGAAATTGGCATATTTGAAAAGCAAGTTAAATCTTTTCAAAGAACTTTTTTAGCTGCATTTTCAGTAACAGCATTAACTAGATTTAGCAAAGAAGCAGTAAAGGCGTTTATAGCCGATGAGAAGGCTGCCAAGTCTTTAGAGACTCAGTTAAAAAATACTGGCTACCAATTTAGCGCACCAGGCGTAGAGTTATACATAGCCAATCTACAGAAGGCTACAGGCGTATTAGATGATGAATTACGCCCAGCATTCCAGCAATTATTGACAGTAACTGGCTCAATTACCACAAGCCAAGAAGCGCTAAATACTGCTATGAATGTATCAGCTGCTACTGGCAAATCATTAAGCCAGGTAACCGCAGCCTTATCACGTGCTTACGCTGGTAACACCACAGGATTAAGTAGATTAGGCGCTGGCCTAGATAAAGCCTTATTAAAGGCTGGTGACATGGATGCAATCATGGCCGAACTTAATAACAAGTTTGCAGGCCAAGCACAAGCTAGATTAAGTACTTACGCTGGACAGATGGATTTATTAAGAGTTGCATCGGAAAATGCTAAAGAAGAAATTGGTCAAGGTTTATTACTAGCATTACAAGCAATAGGTAAAGATAATAGTATTGATGAAGTTACTAGAAAGATGGAAAACCTGGGCAAGTCCACAGGTAAGACTATCGAAGGTTTAGGCGTATTAATTGGCGAGATCAAATCTATACCTGGCGCTAAGACTTTAGGCGATATTGTATTTGGCACAAACATATTTAACATGCTTAATAAGTTGGCTCAGGAAAACAGTAAGGGT